GAGCTCGCCGCCAAGCTCCCGCACGCCGAGGTCGTCTCGGCACGGTCGACCGGGCGCGACCGGCTCGAGGCGCTTCGCCGGTTCAAGGCCGGGACCACGCGCGTGCTCACGAACGTCTACGCGCTGACCGAGGGTGTCGACGTGCCGGCAGCGTCGGTGTGTCTGCTCGCGCGCGGTGTCGGACACGCCGGCGCTTACCTGCAGATGGTCGGGCGCGTGCTCCGTCCTGCGCCGGGCAAGACCACCGCGACGGTGATCGACCTGAGCGGCGCGACGCACCTGCACGGGCTGCCGACCGAGGACCGGATCTATTCGCTCGACGGCGACGGGATCACGCGCACCTCGGCGACACCGGTACGGCAGTGCCTCAAGTGCGGCGCCGTGGCCGAGGCGTGGAAACGCAAGTGTCCAGAGTGCGGCTACGAGCACCCGATCGACGAGAAGCGGCCACGAATCTACTCGCTCGAACTGCGGCAGGTCTACGACGGGCCGAGCACCGCGCGCGACGCCAAGATGGCCGAGTACCAGAGGCTACGCGCGCTGGCTCGCGATCGCGGGTGGTCTATCGGTTGGGTTGTGCGGGAGTATCGCAAGCTGTTCGACGAGCCGCCGCGGTTGGGCGATGTGACGCGGGCAGAGAAGGCCGCTGAGTTGGCGCACCTGCGGAAGTTCGCTGCGAGCAAGGGATACGCGCCCGGATGGGCGGCGCACCGGTACCGGCAAGCGTTCGGCGTTTGGCCGAGGGGGTTGGGGTGAACTGTTGGCTGTGCGGTCACCGGGGACCGCTAGTGGGCGTTCGCATCGGTGCGGTGCGGCAGTTGTGCGGGCCGTGCATGTTCCGCGTGCTGCGACTCGACAGCGCACCGGCGTCACCTCCGACACGGGCCGACATGCCACGGCAGGCGCAGTTCACACACTGGCCGCACATCGGCTACCACGCCACCCGCCGCGCTGAGGTGCGGTTTTCTTGGCGCGGCGTGCGCCGTAGACTGGTACCGATACGATGACCGAAACCGACATCCAAACAGACATCCGCCTAGCGCTCGGCCGCGAACCGGACCTCACGCTATGGCGCAACAACACCGGCGTGGCCGAGCACCGCGGGCGACGCGTGCGCTACGGGCTCAGCGTTGGCTCGGCGGACCTGATCGGAATCCTCGCACCGACCGGCAGGCTAGTCGCGCTCGAGGTCAAGACGCCGACGGGGCGCGCGGCAACCGCACAGAAAATGTTCTTGGATCTCGTACGGTCCCGCGGGGGGTTTGCCGCGATCGTTCGGTCCGTGCAGGATGCGAGATCCGCGATTGAGCGGGCCAGGAGAGGGGAGACGGAATGATCGACATGGTGTCCCTAGTCCGAATGATCTGCTGGCACACCGCCGGCTTCGCGATCCTAGAATGGCGCGGTGAGATTCTGCAGGTGGAAGTGGAGGAGTTATGAGCAACGTAATCGAATGGTACCGACAGAAACAGCGTGAGTGGGCCGAGTACGTGGCGCAGCGCCCGAAGCCCGAGCCGAAGCGCGGCCGGTGGCTGGTCGTGCATGAGTACCGAGCGAAGGCGCGCAAGGTTCACAAGCCACGCTTGCGGCTTGACCCGAACAGCCCGACGGCTGTGGTCACGCACGTTGACCGGGATGCTGGGGTGGTAACGCTCGAATCGCGGGGGAGGAATCCATGAGCGCTCAACACTTTATCGAGATCCCAGATTGGAAGTGGCGCCCGATGTTCATCGACGTCCACTCGATTCGATCGGTGAAGGCACCAGACTATGAAGGCGTCGGGAGTCTCATCATCATGAATAGCGGGGTCGTGAGCTCTGTATTGTGCCCGCAATTCGTCATGCTTGAAGCCGGTTTGCTCAGCGAAGTAGAAGCCGACAGATGCCGCAGCGGGCTTTATGCAGCGGAGGCCCTGTGGCCATGACATACGACACGATCGAAGTAGGAACCATCACGCTGCGCCCGGACCCAAGCGGGCGGTGGGCGTACGTCGGTGGGGGGCTCACGTTGACGATAGGCCTAGAAGATGGTGGATGGGTCGGGTTTGAGATTGCCCACGGTGACGGCGAGCACGCCTGGTTTGCTGGACGGTCGGCCGCTGACGTACTCGCGGACATGCAAAGCGTGTGCAACAACATGGCCGAAAACGCGCGCTTCATAGCCGCACTAGCCGGGAGCCCATCACTCGCTGACGTGTGGGACGACGCCTATCAGGCCGGCCTCGACGACGGCGGGCGCGCCGTGACACCGAACCCGTATCGCGACCCGGAGCAAACCCCGTGATGCCCCAACCATCCCCGACGCACACCCCGCTCGCATACGCTCTCGCCTACGCGCGCCGCGGGTGGCACGTTTTCCCGTGCTACGAGTGGGCCGGCGACCGGTGTGCGTGCGATGACGGCGCCAGCTGCGGCAACGGTGGCAAGCACCCGCGCGTGTCCACCGGATTCAAAGCCGCGACCACCGACCCGGATCAGATCCGCGAGTGGTGGACACGCTGGCCGCGCGCCAATGTCGCGATCGCTACCGGCGCAAGCAGGCTCGTCGTCGTCGACGTCGACCCGCGCAACGGCGGCGACGAATCCATGCGCGATCTCGAGACCGAGCACGGTCGCCTCCCCGATACGATCCGCGCGGTCACCGGCGGCGGCGGGTCTCACGAGCTGTTCGCCGCGCCCGACGTGCCTCGCGTTCCGTCGCGGGTCATCGCGGACGGCGTGGACATCAAGGCGCACGGTGGATACGTGATCGCCGCGCCGTCGACGCACTCGAGCGGCGGAACGTATGAGTGGGATGCCGGCGCCCATCCCGGCGACGCCGAGCTTGCCCCGTGCCCCGAGTGGATCGTGAGGCGGCTCGCGCAGCCCACGACGACGAAACACGAGCCCGCTACCGGCGCGGTCACGGACGGCGTCATCGGGAAGGCGTTCGAGCTGCTGGGCTGGCTCGGGCGCGCGGTCGGACCGGACCGCATGACCGCTCGATGCCCGTGGGAGGACGAGCACACCAGCGGCAAGCGCCACGACTCGTCCACCGTCGTCTACGCACCGCGCCCTGGGTCTCGCGTCGGGTGGCTCTATTGCCTGCACTCGCACTGTCAGCACCGCACCGCGAAAGACGTGCTCGCGATCATCCCAGCGCCCGTCGTCGCCGAGGCCCGCGCAGCGCTCGAGATATCGCCCAGTTGGTCGCCGGAGCAGGAGGCCGTGCCGACACCGCTCACGGGAGAGGGTGCGTGGGAGAGCTCGCTGCGCCGGAACCAGTCTGGAACGCTCACGCGCGAACCAGGCAACGCAGCGCTCTTGGTAGCGAACCTCGACGAGTGGCGGGGCTGCCTGCAATACGACGAGTTTGCCGATCAGATCCGATGGGCAAGGCCGGCGCCGTCGCTCGCCGGATTCGCACCTCCGGACGTGGGCGCAGACTTGGCCGATCATCACGTCACGTATGTCCAACACTGGCTAGCGCGCCATCATGACGTGGCGTTCCCAAAGCAGTCCGTCCACGACGCGGTCGAGAGTGCAGCGCGGCAAAACACAGTCCACCCGGTACGCGAGTACCTCACCGGGCTCGAGTGGGACGGAACGCTGCGCCTCGACTCGTGGCTGGTCGACTACCTCGGCGCAGACCCCGCGCTCGGATACGTCGCAGCCGTGAGCCGCTGGTGGCTCGTGGGAGCCGTCGCGCGCGTCATGCGCCCCGGGTGCCAAGCTGACCACATCCTCGTTCTCGAGGGCGATCAGGGCGCGGGAAAGAGCACTGCCGTCCGCATCCTGGGCGGGGACTGGTACCTCGCAAGCCTCCCCGACCTCGGTTCAAAGGACGCAAGTCAGATCCTGCAAGGCTCGTGGCTGGTCGAAATGGGCGAGCTGGACGCATTGCGTGGGGCGGCGATGACCAGGGTGAAGGACTATATTACACGCACAGTGGATTCCTACCGGCCGGCCTACGGTCGGTCCACGGTTCGGAGGCCGAGGCAGTGTGTGTTCATAGGGACGACAAACGAGCACACCTACCTACAGGATTCCAGTGGCGCTAGACGATTCTGGCCGATACGGGTATCGGCAATCGACGCCGCCGGGCTGAGGTCTGCCAGGGATCAGCTCTGGGCTGAGGCCGTCGCCCGGTACGAAGCGGGAGAGCAATGGCACCCATCGGCAACATTCGTGCCAGCGCTAACGGAGGCCCAAGACGAACGATTTGCGGCCGACGCTTGGGAGCCTCGCATCGCAGCATGGGCGGCGGAAAGGTCTGAGTTTACGCTGGGTTCCGTGATGGCAGACGCGCTCGGAATCGAGCCCGGCCGGTGGACCAGAGGAGACCAGACGCGGGTGGGTATGGTTCTTCGCCGGTTGGGGTACACGAGCCGTCGAGTGATGGTCGCAGGGGTCCGTGAGGTGCGGTATTGCCTGCCTACCTTCCTGCCTACCTAAGTCTCACCTTTTCCCCAATCTCTCTAGTACTACTATATATACATATCATTCATATAGAATAGGTTTACCAGGTAGGCAGGCTCACGAAATCATTCAGGAAAAGGTTGGTTGCCGACCTGGCGAACCTAGCCGACCCTGAGACAAGCGGAGGAAATCATGGAAGATAATGAAGAGTTCGAGGATCTTGGGCCATCGGTCGTGACGATTGAGGGCGAGGGGGCGTATGCGGCCGGGTGTGTCGAGTTCGGCGACGGCGGCGGGCTAGCGCTGCACGACGTTCGGCCCGTGCGGCGAGCCGTGACAGCTTACGATGCGATGACGGTCGGCGAGTTGTGGCAGACTGATAGGGTGGTCGAGTGCATCGTCATCCCGGCGCGCAGAGTCACAAGCTCGGTCAGCCTCACGTTCGCCGACGTGCTCGCGATGGCGCAGCGGGGGGAGTCGGAGCCGGGTGTCGCGACGATCACATCGTGCGCGCAGCACCGGGACCCGCAACCGGACGACTTGCTGTTCACGGACTACGGCACCGCGATGGTCGTGACGAGCGTTGACCGAGAGGCCGGGGAATTGACCGCGCGATTCGTGGACCCGTCTGACACTACGGTCATGGCTGGCGACCTTGGGCGCATCCAGCAAACCGGCGCGACCGTGTGCGTTGTCGATGTGTGGATCGAGAACGGGGCGCAGTATGTTACCGCGAGCTTCGGGGAGCCGAGACCATGACGTGCATCTACTGCAACGGCGCGTCCTGCGTGTATTGCCGGAGCCCGTGGGATACGAAAGCGCTCCGTGAGCCAGCGTCCGGTCTGGTGCGGGTCTCGCTGACGCACCGGCCATCGGGGCAGGCCGGGTGGTTTATGGTCGCCGAGAAGGACGTCGAGGACCGGCTGGAACAGGTCCGCGCGTCGATTGATTTGACGGCGAAGCTGATTCTGGAAAAGCTATCTTGGGGTCCGAGGCCGGATGACGATGCGCTGACGTTCGTACCCACGAAGGAGCTGACGCCATGAGCCTCAAAGACTGGGCACCGGACGACGATGCGCCCGCGTTCTACGGGACCAAGCGTGACGCCAACGTGCGCCGCCTGAGCGAGGACTACACGCCGGTCGTGCAACCGCGTACATTGCGCGGACTGCTGAAAGCGCTGCGGCGGTGGTGGAGGAGCGAGCCATGAGCCAACCGATGGAAGTGAAGGAAATCCCAGGCTCACCATGCACTCGAATCAACATCGCCAGCGGCCCGATCATCGCCGGGCAAGACGGCATCGCACCGTACCCCGATGGCATCGCACGGCACCCGAGCGAGGGCGTGTTTCGTGTCCGGAAAGAGAACGAGTCTGAGCCTGACTACTTCATCCCCGAGCGACTGGTGAAGCGCTGGTCATACGGACTGCGCGGGATCACGCCGGTGGACGATGCCGTGCGAGCAGCGTTCGCGGAGCAGGAGCCGACGCCATGAATTACAGCCTAGCGCGCGCGTGTTCGGAGGCCACCGAATGACCCAAGCCATTACGACCCACCGCTACCCCGGCCTCGAGCGCGCTATCCGAGCCGACGAGCCGACGCTGGCGCGACTGTTCGAGGGCATCGCCCGGCGCGGGGAGCTCTCCACCGCAGCGGCCCACGCCAATCTGTCGTACGAGACAGTGCATCGGTGGCGGCAGATCAGCCCAGCGTTCGATGACGCCGTTACCCAAGCGCTAGCCGGCCACGGGGGCAAGCTGATCGACATGGTGTGGGGCGTCATGGACGACCCGGACCTAAAGCCAGGTGAGAAGCTGAATCAGCTGCGGTGGTTCCTCGAGAAGCTGCACCCGGGCTCGTTCGGCGCGCGGCAGACAGTCACGGTCGAAACACTGAACGACGACAAGGATGCGCAGGCGTTCTATCGCGTGTGTGACCAACCATCGGCAGCGGCCGCGCGCATACTGGACGAACTGGGGTACACTCGGCACGGAAAGCGGCTCGTGGTAGAAACGGAAGGAACCGAGGAATGAAGCTGGATTATGTCGAACTGCGGACAGCGTCCGTGATGCTGAGCGGTAGCGCCACACTGGCCGCGCCGCGGTACGGGCTCGAAACGACAGAGCACGGCGTGCGCGTGACCCCGCCTGGCGTGATCGTCCCGTGGAGCAACGTGTTGACGATGCGCGAGGCGCCGGAGCGACAAGAGGACCCCGAGCCCGAGGTGCCACGTGGCCCGATGGCTCAGCCGCCGGCGTTGCAGCAGGGGCAGAAGAAACGTGGCCGTCGGTGAGGCTGCGACACATCCGGCGATACCCGTCGCTGTGCACATGCCACCCGCCGCGCCCGCCCGAGGTGTTGTTTCCCGAGGTCGGGCTGGTCGCGTTCTTCTGTCTGCGGGCAATGCGGCGGCGTGGGTAAGCTAGCGCGCGCGTTCGAGGGGCTCGTTGCTGCCCCGTCGCCGGCCGCGGGGGCACGGCCACACATCACGCGTCTTTTCGACAAGCAGCTCGAGTGGGTCGTCGACGGCCCGCCGAAATTCTGCCTGCTGTGCTCACGCCGCGCGGGCAAGACGGACGGCGCGGCGTCGTGGCTGCTCGACGGCGCAGAGAAGCGGCCGAACGGGCTGAGCCTGTACATCGCGCTGAGCCGGAACAATGCGCGCTTGATTATGTGGCGCACGCTTGAGCGCATCGATCGCGAGTGCAAGCTCGGCCTCTGGTTCCGCGAGATTGACGGCCAACTGATGGTGCAGCATCCGAACGGGCATCGGATCTGGTTGGCAGGCTGCAAGGACAAATCGGAGATTGATAAATTCCGTGGCATCCCGCTGCACCGTGTCGCGATCGACGAGGCGGCATCACTCGACCCGTATCTGAGTGAGCTAATCGACGACGCGATCGAGCCGACGCTGCTCGACTACCAGGGCGAGCTCTGCGTGATGGGTACGCCGGGCGCGGTGCCCGCCGGGACGTGGCACGACATGACGGCCGGCGATCATGCGTGGCCAACGTACCATTGGACCGTGCTCGACAACCCGCACATCCCGCACGCGTCGTCGTGGCTTGAGCGGCAGCGCGCGAAGTACGGATGGAGCGAGACCGATGCGACGTATCAACGCGAGTGGCTTGGGCGGTGGGTGCGCGACGACGACGCGCTAGTGTATCACTACGACGCGGCACGTAACGCGACGTACGAAGCGCCAGGACCTGGTGCGCGGTACTGTCTCGGCGTGGACGTCGGCCACGATGACGCTACCGCGTTCGTGGTGTCCGCCAACGTGCCGGGGTCGCCGGTAGTGACGATCGTCAGCGCAACGAAGCGGCCCGAGATGACGACGGCCGAGCGCGCGATCCGAATCGAGCAGTTGCAGCGCGAGTACAAGCCGAAGCGCACGGTGATCGATCGCGGCGGCGGCGGGAAGATGATCGCTCACGACCTGCTGACGATCTACGGGATCGCGTGTGAGCCGGCCGAGAAGTCCGGCAAGCGCGAGGCGATCGACAACGTGCGGGGCGCGCTCAAGTCCGGAACGCTGCTGCTGCGCCCGCCTGGGTGCGAGGCGGTGATCTCGGAGTGGTCGGTCCTGCCGTGGTCGAGCGACCGCCGGGACCATCACCCGGATTACCAGGACGACTGCTCGGATGCTCTCCTGTACTCCTACAGAGCGCACCATGTCGCATACAGGCCGGAGGAGGTCCCGCCGGAGCCCGGAAGCGCCGAGGCGGCTAACGAAGCGGCTCGGGCGCGGAAGCGGGCAGCGCAGGAATTGACGGCAAAAGCCGCAAGAAAGCGGGCTCGGGAGTTCAACCGGCGGGCCGCGCGGATTTGAGTCCTTGCCAGGACCCCGTCACCCGTGCCAGTATTCTGCCAGTGGAACTCTGGCACACCGCCACCGCTGAGGGGACAGCCGACGCCGTCATGGGTACGGCGCGAGCGCTGTTCGCTGGGCAGGTGACCAGGGAGCGGCGCGCGTACGAGAACCTCTGCGCGTACGAGGGTGACCGCGGAAGCGCGCGCTGGATCAGCGACTACTTGACGTTGCCAGACTTCGACGAGCTGCCGAGCGGCGAAGAGATCGCGTTGAACGATGCGCGCAACGTGTGCCACTCGCTGCAAGCGAAGATCGCCGGCCGGCAGCGGCCCAAGCCACAGTTTCTCACGACCGGTGCGGACTGGTCGCTGAGACAGCGCGCGCGGCGTATGGATCGCTTCGTCGAGGCGCAGATGCATCAGCCGCAGGGCGAGTATGCGAACGCCTGGGAACTGATGTGCGACGTGTTCCTCGACGCGGAGGTATTCGGCACCGGCTGCATCAAGGGCTATGCCGACGCGGACGCGGGCCGGTGTCGTATCGAGCGCGTGTTGTGCGTGGACCTAGCCGTCGACGCCAGAGAGGCGCGCACAGGCGCGGTGCGGTCGCTGTTCCAGCGGCAGCGCGTGGACAAAGACCTGCTCGTCGCGCGGTTCCCTGAATCAGCGCATTCGATCACGCTCGCCGGGTCGCCGCTGTTCGATTCGCAGTTCGCTGAGAAGACGGACGAGAACCATGGGATCAATCTGTCGGATATGGTCGACGTGATCGAGGCGTGGCACCTGCCTGGACCGACCGGGATGGGCGGGCGGCATGTGATCGCGATATCTGGCACCGTGCTTGTCGACGAGCCGTGGCATCGCTCGAGCTTCCCGTTCGCATTCATTCGGTGGCAGCGCGAGCGCACGGGCTTTTGGAGCAAGGGCATCATCGATGAGGTGCGCGCGGTGCAGGACACCGTGAACAAGCACTTACGTTCGATGGATCGCGCGATCGACAACGGCTCTCACTTCCGCGTTTACTACCGCGAAGGGAGCATCGACCCGAAGGACCTTGATGACACGTACGAGGGGACGATGGTTCCCGTCGCTGTGGGCGCCGAGATGCCGCAGACCGTCGCCGCGAACCCGGTTAGCCCGCAGCAGGTCGACCTGACGTTCAGGCTCCGGCAGTTGATTTTCGAGCAGACCGGCGCGAGCCAGGCTTCGGCGACGTCGCGCAAGGAGAGCGGCGTTACCGCCGGCGTGGCGCTGCGGACGTTGAACGACATGGAGACCGAGCGGTTTTCGGTCGTGGCGCGGAGATACGAACAGCTCGCGGTGGACATCGCGCGGCTGATGGTCGCGTCGACGCGCGAGCTTGCCGAGGAAGATCCGGACTTCGCGGTACGGTGGCCCGGCGGCGCGTACCTGCGTGAATACAAGTGGAGCAAGTGCAACCTCGAGGAGGACATGTACAAGCTCACGGTGTTCCCGGTGAGTTCGCTCCCGTCGTCGCCCGCTGGTCGTCTCGCGACGGTGCAGGAGATGATCGGCGCGCAGCTCATCAGCCCGGACGCCGCGCGGGAGCTGCTCGCGTGGCCGGACATCGAGCGACACGAGCAGCGCGAGAACGCCGAGCGTGAGTGGCTCGACCGCGTGACGGAGCGATTCCTCGAGTGGGAACCAGGCGAGGATTTCCCGTACGAGTCGCCTGAATCGTTTATCAACATCGCGGCGGCAATGAAACGCATGGCTGGCGAGTACATGCTCGCGCGGATCGACGATGCACCGGACACCGTGCTCGAGGGCTTCCGATCGTTCATCGAAGCGTGCGTCGAGCTGCTAAAGCGCGCCGCGCAGCAAGAGGCGCCGCCCCAGGCACCGGGGTTGCCCGCCGCGGGTCCGATGGCACCGGCGCCGATGGGAGTAGCAGCGTAATGGAATTTTCGGAACTCATGAGCAAGGCGACGGCAGCGGCCGAAGCCGCGGAAGCATCGCCGGCACAAGCTGCCGCGTCAGAAGCCCCTGGGACCTCCTCCCCCGAGGTGGATTCGGGCGCGGCGCCTTCTGCCGGTGATGCTTCCGATGCCGAGCCAGCAGAGAAGCCGAACGACTCGAGCGAGCGCAAGGTAACCGGCGGCGCGTGGGCGAAGCTGCAAGAGAAGCGCCGTGCCATCGTGGCGCAGCAGCGAGCGCTCGAGGAACAGCGGCAGGCGTTTGAAGCCGAGCGGCAGAAGTACGACGCGCAGCGGGCCGCGCACTTGAAAGCGTTGGAGTCAGGCGATATCGACGCCGCCGCAAAAGCCGCGTTCGGGATGTCGTTCAGCGAAGCGACCCGTCGGCACCTCGCCGCGCAGCAGGATATCCCGCCGGAGGTCCAGCGGATGCAGGCCGAACTGGCCGAGTTGAAAAAGGCGCAGCAAGAGGCGCGTGAGCAGCGGCAGCAAGCGGAGGAACACGCACGGCGGCAGGCGCAGGTTCAGGCGTACAAGGCGAGCCTCGCCGAGGGCCTGGCCGACCACGCGGACCCGCACGTGCAGAAATTCGCCGCGAACCCGGCGTTCGTCGAGATGATCTTCGCCGAGCAGCAGCGGCATTACCAGGAGTACGGCGAAGAAGCCGATCTTGATGACCTGGTGACCGGAGCGCTGGACCGACAGCGCAAAGCATTCGACTACTACCGCGGAATTTTCGCGGAGTCAGATCCCGAGAGTGGCGGGCAATCCACTAGTGCCGTGAGCGCCGGCGGACGCGCTAGAGCTGAGCAGGGCAGCGGACTCCCCGCGGACGGAGGTGCGCCACGTCGGCGTGCCGCCACGTTGACGCAATCAACCGCCGCGGAAGCGCGCCCACAGCGCTCCGAGCCTCTCAGCATCGACCAGCTTGTCGCCAAGTACGGAAAATTGATGCGTGAGGCCGACGCCTAACGACGCGCAGACAGCGGCCATAGGAGACATCCAATGGCCTCGACAGAGACAATCTTTCAGTACGCGCTCAAGGAGCGTTACACCGGGCAGCAGGTCCAAGACCTGACGTTCAAAAACCATGTGCTGCTGAGCAAGCTCCCGAAGGACGAGAGCTTTAGCGGCGACGTCATGCCGCTGCCGGTGATCACGTCGAACCCGCAAGGTATCGCGTTGTCGCTCGCCACCGCGCAGACGGTCAGCGACACGGCCGCATCCGGCAACGTCAAGGGCTACAAGTTCAACATCACCACGGGCACGCTCGAGTCGGAAGTCTCGATCGGCAACAAGGTGTTGGAGTCCAGCCGCGACGACAAGGGCGCATTCATCCGGAACGAGCTTGTCGAGATCGACGGCATGCTGGCAAACTTCGGCACCGCGCTGAGTCAAGCGATGTACGGCAACGGCGGTAACTCGCTCGGCGTGCTGTCCGGGGCCCCATCGGCCAACGTCTGCACGTTGACCAACCCCGAGGACGCAATCAACCTCGAGGAGGGGATGCAGGTCGAGTTCTACACGACGGATGGCACGACCTCCGGCACGTTGCGCACGGTCGGCGGCGAGTACATCACAGACGTCGACTACGTCGCGGGGACGTTCACGATATCGGCGACGCCTTCCGGCACGACCACGAGCGACCACGTTTTCCGTCGTGGCACGCACGGGCAGACCGCGAGCGCTGAGCTGATCTATGGGCTGAGCGCGTGGATTCCGGCGTCTGCGCCGAGCTCCACCGCGTTCTTCGGGGTCGACCGCACGGGTAACGTCACCAGGCTCGGGGGCGTTCGACTCACAACCGCCGAAGTGGCGGGCATGGGGATTGAGGAGCGGTTGCAGCGGCTGTGCACTCGTATCCAGCGCGTGGGCAGCGGGTCGAACGGAGTGACCGACATTTTCCTGAACCCCGAGAAGTGGCAGAACCTGGCGATCGCTCTCCAGAGTCGGCACATCTTCTCGAAAGAGGAAAAGGTCGGGAGCTTCGGGTATCAGGCGCTCAAGCTCGTTGCCGGTGGCGGCGAGGTGAACGTGTGGGCCGACCGACACTGCCCGATCGCGAAGGCGTTCGCGCTCGACATGTCGACGTGGAAACTCTACTCGACCGGAGCGGCGCCGCACATCCTCGACAAGGATGGAAACAAGATGTTGCGCAAGGCCACCACGAATGACTTCGCGGTCCGCGCGGTCGCCTACCCGCAGCTCGGCTGCAACAACCCCGGCGCCAACGGCACCTGCGCGGTCTGATCGGCGGACATCATGGACGCAGTCTCAGAACACATCAGCTCGCCGGTGAAGGAGATCGACTGTTCGGCACCGATCCGGATGCGAGTCCGGATCCCGGTGTCGGACACGTCGGGAACCATCGCTACCACGAGCGCGCGGTATAAAAAGCCGCGTGGTGCAACTGTCACGCGCAACAGCGCGGGCAAGTACACGATCACCGTGCCGGCTCTGTCGGATGTGAGCGTGCTCACCAGTCTGCTCGAGTCGTCCGGAGTCGCGCGCACCGTGCGCACGGTTTCGGTAGCGACGTCGGGCTCGACTACGACGATCGTCATCCTTGTTGGGTTGGTTGCGGACGCTCCGGTCGCCGCCGACCTGGTGACGGCAGCGGACGAAATCGAAGTGACGATCTTCGGCGATGCGAAAACCATCTAAGGGGATGGATCTCGCCCTGGTTCTCGGGGGTCCCGGCAAGTCCGGGGCTCCTGGGGATTACGGGGATGACGAGGATGACGTGGACACGGAGGCGTTCGTGTCCAACATCACGGAAGCCTTTCCGGATCTGGAAGGCGACCAAGGCAGGATCGACGCACTCAAGCGCGCCATCATGGCGTGCTATGGAGGTATGTAGATGGCGCGGTTCGTCACTCTCGTGGAACTCACGGCAGCGGTTCGCGAGAGTGCCGATATCCGCGGTATGGATGACAAGTGGACAGACGCGATCATCGCGGCGCGTGTGAACCGCTCCGTTCGGATGTACCGCGAGATGATCAGCGACCGGGGCCACGAGTATTATTTGGCTCACGAGGAGGTCACGACCGAAACGCCGACCGCGTGGAACGACCTGACGCCGGACTACGATTTCGAGCTTCCGAGTACGTGCCACCGTGTGTACGCGATTGACGTCCAGCACAACGGTGGCTGGTACCCGCTCGACGAGTATGAGATGAGCGAGCGCCATCGGTATCAGACCTACGCGCACGCGCTGGGCACGCCGCTAGCGTACCGGCTCGGCGGCATCTACGACGACGGCGAGGGCGGCACGAAAGATCCGGGGCATCTGATCCCGAGGCCAGATAAGGCGTACACGCTGCTCGTGACGTTTCTGCCTAGCCTCAATGACGTCGCGGAATCTATGGATATGTACGGCGGCGAGGGCTGGGAGTCGTGGCCGATTCTCGACACCGCTGCTGGGATCTGCGCCGCGGAGGGAGATCAGAATCAATATGCGATGTTGGTCGCCGAGCGGGACCGGGTGGCGGCGCTGATCGCGGACAAGCGCGGGAAGCGCACGCGTGGGCGGCCTCAGCACATCACCGGGCGGCATAGCGGCCGCGGGAGGCTGTGGCGTGCCTGAACTCGACGTGATGGGGCGTGGCGCGCGGTTCGCACCCGGCGACGAGCGCGCCGTGGAGGCGCTCGAGGCCCGCGTGCTGGCAGCGTTCGAGCGGCTGGGCACGGTCGCGCCGTTTCTGAGGTCGGTCGAGGTGACGATCGAGGATGCGGTCGGCGGGTCATCGTATGTCGTAGCGCATGGGCTCGGCGAGATACCCAACCGCGTGATGACCGTCTATGCAGAGGACGGGACCAGAAACGCAGCGTTCGACACGAGCACGGCGCCGACTGCGCGCTTGGTGAAGATCAAAGTCAACGGCAGCGGCACAAAGACCATCCGCGCGAGGCTGTGGCGTGAGTAGCACGATCGTAGACGTCCCGCTGCAGGGTCCCCACGAGGGGATCGACCCGCGCGTACTCCCGGCCGGCGTGCTGAAGGCAGCGCGCAACGTGCGCTACACGGACGACGGCGCGATCCGCAAGCGGCTCGGGTTCGAGCGCGCGGCGCCGACTGCGCTTCACGGCACGACACCGACGACGGCCGACGCGATTTCTCTGATGGGAGACGAGCGCATTTGGATCGGCGACGACACGATCAACGCACGCTCGAGCGTGTCGGGTGCGCTGACGCCGTGCGGGCGCGTGAACAAGTGGGCTCTCGAGCGCGTGGTTGTCGGGGGGCGCACGGACACGGACCTGGTCGTCGACGTCCACGCCGTGAAAGCCGAGTCCACCGGGGGCGCTGCGGTGTGCGTCGTGTGGCGTACGTCGGGCAGCGACGTGTACGCGGTGATCGTCGACCGGAACACCGGAACGCAGCTGTACCCGGTGACTCAGATCAGCAGCGGCTACACCGCGTCTGTCATGCAAGCCGCGTACGACAGCAACGCGGATCGCCCGGTGGTGTTCATGCGAATCTCCGGTGACATCCGGGCCACCGCGTGGACGTACGGTGCCGGGTGGGCAACGCTAACGACGGTGGTGAGCGACGCGACCGGTGACCTGGACCTGGTGATCACATCCGGCGGTCTGCCGCTGCTCGTGTACGTGCGCACGGGTGATGTGCGGGTCGTGAAATGCAATAGCTCGTTCGCCAGCGTCGCGACATACGACCTCGCGGCGGCAACCTACACGCGGGTAGCAATCGCGACGGATTCGACGCGCATTTGGATCTTCGCGCACGACGGCGCCAACGGCGTGCGCGGGTGGGAGACAGACACGTCGCTCACACCGCTTTTCGCAGCCGCTGCGGTCCACGCGCTGAGCACGGGGAATTTGTACTCGCTGAGCGCGTGCGTGTATGACGCGACGACGGCGATCGTTGCGTGGTCGCTGGACGACGGGACGCTGGATCTTGGCCCGTTTCGATGGGCAACGATCGACACGGCTGCGGCCGTAACGCTTGCGTTCCCGCGGTATCACCTGCACTCGATCAGTCGCCCGGTGGTCACGGACGGGGAGGCGTACATCCTGATCCGCAGTTCGTTCATGACGCAGCGGGCGTCGCTGTTCGTGCTGCGCATGGATCTAGCGAACATTGGAACGAACGCCCCAGGGCCGGCCGGTGAGGTATTCATCGAAGCGGTCACGGCCGGGTCAACGTCGCGCCGGTCCCCGCTCGAGTCGCTGGGCAGCGGTCGATTTTTAGTCGGGTACCCGACGCGGATCGCGGCCACGGGCACGGTATCGGGTAACTACGGCGCGAACGCTGCGGTGTTCCGCGACAGCGGGCCGCGCATGTGGCGGACGGCTGAGGCCGGCTCGCTGAGCCTGGTCGTCGGCGGGACTCCATGCACGTACGATGGAGACATGGCGCTGGAAGCAGCGTTCGACTACGACCCGCCGATCGTTGACGCTGACGCAGCGGAGGCCACGACGGGCGGATCTCTGGGGAACGCTGTCTATCAGTTCGCGTGCGTCTACGAGCGGATCGACGCGCGCGGTAACCTGCTGCGCTCGGCGCCGAGCCCGCTCGTGGAGTCGGACCATTCGGGGAGCGGCACCGGCACGAATAAAACGACGCTCACGATCCCGACGCTGTCGACGACGCGGGCCACTAACACGGCGCCGGTTGTGATCGCGGTGTACAGGTCGCTTGCTGATGGGTCGGTTCTGTACCGCGACGGGATCGTCGCTTCAAACGCGTTCAACGAAAACGCGACGTACGTGTCGACCGCTGCGGACGCGACGATCGCTGATAACGAGGTGCTCCCGACGACGGGCGGCGTGCTCGAAAACGCTCCGCTTCCGAGCCCGAACATCATGGTCGAGCATCAAGGCGGGTTCGCATACGTCGACCCGCGGGACCCGACGCGCATCGGGTTCACTTTTGAGAAGCGCTCGGGCTTCGCGCTGGAGCACAACGAGATCCGGCAGGCGCGCGTGGACGGGTGCCGTGAGGTGACTGGGCTCGCGAGCCGCGATGGGAAGCTGATAGCGTTCGGTTCCGAGTCGATCCACATCATCGAAGGCCAGGGTGCAACGCGCGCGGCAACGGGCTCGTTTTTTCCGTCGCGCAAGCTCCCGGTGTCGGATGGCTGCATCGCCCAAGACAGCATCGTCATGGCCGGCCCTGGCGGTGACATTTTCTTCCAGAGCAAGCGCGGACTCTGCCGTCTGCCGCGTGGGGAGCCCGGAGTGGACTTCATCGGGCACGCGGTGCGCGACACGCTGGCCACGTACCCTGACGTAGTGGACGCGGTGGCCGTGCCTGCGGATTCGCTCGTGGTGTGGAGCGTTGTCGACGACCTGGACACGCCCACCGCGGGCCGGCTGCTAGTGTACGACTACCGCGCGAACCAGTGGAGCGTGGACTCCATCCGGACAACGGCGATCGTGCCCGGCAGGTTGGCCGTGTGGAACGACAAGCTGGCCGTGATCGACCAGACAACCGGGTACGTGTACGTCCAGAAAACCACCTCAGACGCGTACCCGTACGCGGACACGAACGGGGCGAGCAACAACTTCGTGACGATGTACGTGGAGACCGGGGATATCAACCCGGCCGGGCTCGACCGCTACCTGAGATTCCGCACGGTGTCCGTGCTCGGTCGACTGCTCGGTGAGTGCTCGCTGACGCTGCAAACCGCGTACAACGGCGAGGCGTCATTCACGGAATCGAAGCAATGGGATATCGACACCGGAGGCGATCGCTCGCTCGGCCAGGGCACCGCCGACGCATCGATCCGCCGCGAGTACGCGCCGCCATACAGCCGGCTCGACTCCGTGCGGTTTGCGATCAGTGATCTTCAGAATAGCGGCGTGAGCAGCGCCGGGGTATCCTTGACCGCGCTCGCGCTACGGGTGACGGCACAACCACGGCACGGCTGGGTCGCCCCAGCAGAGGCGGGATAACGATGGCAAAACCATTTGGCGCAGAAACCTGGCAAACAAGAGCATGGAGCCAGCCAGATGCTGGACCCGTGCCACCCGCAGCAGAACCAGGAAACGATCTGTTTGGGGTGCATCCGTATGATCCAGGGTCCGGATTGCTCTCACAGAGTAATACGCTGTGGAATCGCGGCATATTGCAGCCGGATATCACAGCCGATTACGTGCAAGCTGCGGACATCATGCAGCAAGGTGGCAACCAGTACCGGCAGGTATCTGGGCTGGCCGGCAAGTATGCGGCCGCGGCCGCTGGGCGCACCCCGAGCATTGCAGAGATGCAGATGCGCCAGGGGATCGACGCGGCAGCGCGGCAGCAATACGCGCTTGCCGGCGGTGCCCGTGGGTCGGATGCCGCGGCAGCGCTCCGAGGCGCTCAGTATGGCGCGGGGGACATCAACGCGCGCGGGGTCGCCGAGCTCGCGCAAGCGCGTCAGCGTGAGATCGAATCCGCACGGGCATCGGCGCTACAGGGCTACGGGCTCGCCGGGTCCGGGTACGCTGGGATCGGAGGGCAGGTTGGCGACTGGGCTGGCGAGACTGCTGGACAGCAATTGGCGTCGCGTCAGTTTGGCTTTCAGCAGATGCAGACAGGACTAGACGCCGGGCTGCGGCGCGAGCAATCGCGGGTCGATTCGATGTACCGGCCAATGGAGATCGAAGCGGGGCTCCGAGGCGCTCGGGAAGACCGCGCGGCCCGAGAATACGCAGCCAATGTTGGCGCGCTAGGAACCGCGCTGGCGGTCGGCGGTGCCGTTGTTGGCGGTGTCGCCGGTGGCCCGGCAGGCGCGATGGCGGGAGGCGCGGCCGGGAGCGCGGCTGGAGAGGCCATCGAGGAAGATCCGAAAGCCTCAGACATCCGCGCGAAAACCGACATTCGGCCAGCGCAGGATTCAGCGAGGGAAGCGCTTGCGGCGCTCCAGCGGCCCACCGCGTACCCCGAGACGCGCCGGCCGGACGTGGACGCGATGGACGCAGCAAACGCGCTCATGGCCACGGAAAACAGCCGCTACGAGTACCGAGACCCTGAGCGGCACGGGCGCGGCGAGTACGTGGGTCCGATGGCGCAGCAGTTCGAGCGCACGCCGGCTGGACGTACCGTCGTCGGGGAAGCGCGCGACGGTACAAAGACGCTGGACGCGGGCCGGGTCGCGCTGATGACGGCGCCGGTGGTCGGCGAGCAGCAGCGGACCATCGACCGGCAGCAAGCGCAGATCGACGAGCTCGCACGGTACATTGGACGCGCGGGAGTGCAAAGCCAGGTCGACGACCTCGAGCGGTCGATGAATCCGATCGAAGTTGGCAACGCGATGATCACGCCGAGGATGTACTAATGGCAGCGGTCAACCCCTACGATTTCTCAGGCGTGCGCCAAGAGGGTGGTGCGTTGGTTTTCGACCGCAAAGACGGTGGCGAGCCGCTGTGGCTGATCGGGGACCTGCCGGAGTCGCAACGGCTCGCGAGCGCGGTGCAGGGGCGGCCGATGGACGAGCTACCCGCGACGGCACCGCAGGTACCACGACCCGCCGGGCTCACGGACCCGAGCCGGGCAGCGCTCGCGCTCGGGCCGGGGACACGGACTCCGATCGGCGCACCGGTCGCCACGGATGCCCGACCGCCCGTGCCTGACCTCGGCGTGACCACCGATGGCGCACCGGTCGCCGCTGTGCGCCCCGCTGAGCAGCTTCCGCCGGAGTCGATCCGCAGGCCGCAACCCGAGGCGCCGTCGCCGTGGGGACCGCGCTGGTCGCACACGACGCCCGAGCGAGACCAGCGGACCGGGTTCGTGGTCAAGCCGGGTTTCGTGAAGTCAGAGGACGTCCGGGCAGCGGAGTCGGACCTGAGCATCGATCGGAAGCTCGCCGCGCAGACCGCAGGCGATGTGGCGCTGAAAGAAGAGGGCCTAGACCTCGCCGCGCAGGAGCGCGAGATCGCGAACGCTCGCGCCGAGCAAGATGCGCAACGCAAGCGGCAGATCGACATTCAGACCGAGGCCAAGCGGCTCGCGGAGGAGTCGCGGAGGCGCGTGCAGGAGTTGGGCAGCGGCGAGGTCGACCCGAACCGGATTTTCCAAAACAGCCCGGCACGGACCGCGCTAGCCGCGATCGCGTCGGCCATGGGCGCCTATTCGGCTGGGATGCTCGGCGGCGAAAACCACGCATCGAAGGTCATTCAAAACGCGATCGATCGTGACATCGCGGCGCAGCGGGACTCGTTCAGGCAGCGAGGCGAGAAGGCCGAACGAGCGCGCGGAGCCTATGCGGACTTCATCGCGCTACACGGCAGCCCGGAGCAAGCCGAGCGCGAGATGCAGATGATCGGCACGCGGATCGCTGCGATGGAACTCCACAAGAGCAAGAGCGGGATCCGGTCCCAGAAGATCCTCGCCGGGGTCGACGCCACGATCAATGATCTCGAGCAACGCGCGATCGAGCTACAGGCCGAGCAGGAGCGCGAGATTCAAGGGGACGTCACGGAACAATACCAGTGGATTCCGCAGCGCACCGTTTCGGGTGGCGGACCGCCAACGCTCGAGCAGCAATTGAAAATGCTTGAGCTGCAAGGCAAGACGCTGGAAGCCAACGAGAAGATCCGGCGCCTGATGTCCGGCGACATCAGCGGCGAATTTGCGCCGGGGACCGAGGGTGCGAAGTCATTGGAGCGGTACGGCAAAGCTCAGAACAACGTCGCGCTTCACGGCGCCAACATGCGGGAACTGCAAGACCAGATTTTCGCGGCCACGGGTGGCGACCCGAAGGGCGATATCCCCGGCGTGGGCGGCGCGCACATGGTCGTGCCGGAGTCGGTCTCATACCTGTTTTCCGGCGACCAGGGGCGCAAGATCCAACGCAGCGTCAAAGCGGCGGCAGAGTCCGCGCTACGTCTCGCGACGGGTGCCGCAGCGCCGACTGAGGAGAAAGAAGCATACAAAGCGCTGATCGAAGGCCGCTGGGGATCGGACGCTGAACTACGCTACGGCCTAGAGATGATGGGGCGGCGGCTGAAAGACTCTCAGGAGAATATCGATCGCAGCTACCCGCCTGCGGTCCGTGAGTACTACCACCGCAATACGCCGACCAGCGAGGGCTGGTCACCCACGTCAACGAACGTCGACGGCTTCGTACCGGTGCGCCGCTGATGCAAGTCTACGTCAAAAACCGAGCCGGCCAGATTGGCACGATCGACAGCGAGGTCGCGAAGGCAAACCCGCTCGACTACTTCCCGGTAAGCGAAGATGAGGTGGCCAAAGAGCAGCAGCTCGCGGAGCACGAAACAGCCGGTCAGCAAGTGATCGCCGGCGCCGAGGGAGTCGTGCGCGGCGCCACGCTCGGCGGTTCGGATTGGATTCTCAACAAGCTGATGGGCGACGCCTATTCGGCAGGCGCCACCCGGCGTCGCGAGGCAAACCCGACGCTGACCACCGCAACGGAGATCGTGGGCGGCGTGGCTCCGATCCTCGCCACCGGGGGCGGGGGCGCCGCTGCGACCGGCGCACGGGGCGCACTCACGGGCGCGGCACGCTACACGCCGGCAGCTCTCGCCGCGCGTGCCGGGCACGCTGTGGGGCACGCTGTGGGCGCAACGCGGCTCGGGAAGGTCGGAGCGCTCGCGGCAGAAGGGATTGTCGAGGGGACAGCGTTCGGCGTTGGCGAGGCCATCAGCGAGGCGTCGCTGGGGAACACTGACTTGACCGCGCAGGCACTGCTCGCCGGTGCCGGGCATGGTGCGCTGTTCGGTGGCGTCGTGGGTGGCGGCCTGGGTGTCGCCGCGTCGGCTGTCGGCAAGGCGTCTGGCGCGGCGCGGCGAGCGTTCGACGGTGGTTTGCCGAGTCTGCGGAAGCTCGCCGGCGAGGCTGGCGGGGAGAGTCTCGAGAGCGCGGCTCAGCAGCTCAAGCGCGAAAGCATGGTCAAGGCCACGGGCGCGCGGGGGACAGATATCCGCAATCTCGGGACCCAAGCCAAGGTCGACGCCATGGGCGACGTGCTCTCGGAGTACCGGCTAAAAGACGGCCGCGCGATCGTGGAGACGCTGGACTCCGTGGACGATGTGCTCCCGAAGCTACAGCAGGCCGAGCGCGAGGTCGGGGAGGTGATTGGGGACCTGCGGCGCAAGGCGTCCGAGGCGGTCAAGGACTTGCCGATCGCGAAGCGGATCGATCGCGTGCAGGTACAGGAAGCGATCGACCGCATCGACGACCAGGTATTGAATCCGCTGCGCATGAGCGGGTCACGGAGCCAGCGCGCGAAGGCGAAGATGATCGAGAGCGAATTTCTCGGCACCATGCGCAAGCGCGTAGAAGAGGGGCGCGGGTACTCGATCGACGAACTGGTTCAGTTGCGCCGCGAGGTCGACGAGGTCGTGTACCCGCCGAAGGCACCTGGCCAGGGGATCGCAGTCGCCGCGAAGCACGCTGACGAGCTCGGCAAGGCGAATCGGATCCTTGAAGACTTCATCACGACGGAAACGGACAACGTGCTTTCCGCCACCGGGTCCGCGGAGTTGCAGGGCGCGTACCTGAAAGCCAAGCAGACATGGGGTGTGCTCCGGGACGCGCGCAAGATGGCCGAGAAGGCAGACCTGCAAAACCTCGGGAACCGCTGGGCGTCGCCGAGCGATTACTACGTCGGAGGTGTTGGAGCGACGATCGGCGCGATGGCAGCCGGTCCGGTCGGTGGTCTCGTCGGTGGCGCCGTCGGGTCGATGGTCAACAAGGTCGTGCGCGAGCGGGGGCGTTCGACCGTCGCGCGGATCGCTGAGCGGTTCGCCGGGGTCGACGCGAAGATCGAAACCAAGCTGTCGCAGTACATCGCACGCACATCGAAGGACCCGGTGCTTGACGTTGCCGCCGCCGCGCTCGTGGCCGGCGGGAAAGCCGCGAAGCGCGCCACCAAGGGCGGGGTAATCACCGGCGAGAAAGCCGCGCACCGGGTCGACGCGAACAAGGCGCGCGAGGCCAAAACGCAGCAATTCGGCGCCACGTCCACGGCACGGCGCGCGACGTACGAGCGGCACACGGACACGATCCGCGAGATCACGACGAACCCGGCCGCAGCTCAGCGGCGTCTCGAGCAGACGATCGACGGGCTCTCGCCGGCCGTTGCGATCGCGGTGGGCGCCGCGATGATGCGCGGCGCGGAGTACCTCGCCGGCAAAGCTCCGGCGGGGGCGGTGAAAGAGAACTCGCTGACACCGCACCTCGAACGCCCGTTCGTTTCGGACACGGAGGTCGCGCGCTACTTTGACGCGGTGGGCGTCGTGCAGGACCCGCTTTCGGTGCTCGACCACCTGGAAGACGGCACGCTGAACAGGACGCACGTCGAGGCGCTTCGTACGGTGTACCCGGACCTGTATGGCCGCGTGCAAGAGATCGCGCTCCGGGAACTCGCGGACACGACGGCGCCCCCGTCGTATTCGTCCACCCTACAGCTCTCGCTATTGCTGGATTTGCCAGGGCATTATACGCTTGAGCCCGAGTTCATTCGGACGATGCAAGCCAGTTTCACGCAGGAGCAGGAGCAGCCGCGCGCCGCGGCTCGCGCCCCGAATCTAGCCGGCAAAGTGGCGGCGGGTACTGAGGCCATGGAGGCCAGAATGGCAGGGTTGGGATCATGAGTGAAATGCGCGAAGTACAGTCATCGGGTCAGTTCATCCCGTATGCGACGGTTTCCGATACGAACCTTCGCACAGTAGACCCAACCGGACGCAAGCGCATGTGCCGCGCGATCTATGTGGGCGACGCTGACGGCACGCTTGTCGTCAAGGACGACGGCGGGAACACGCGAACGCTCGCCGGACTGAAGGCTGGAGTCGTCTTGCCCATCAAAGCCGCGGAGCTCGTCGCCTCCGGGTCGGACGTGACCAACATCATCGTGATGTGGTGAGCCCATGTTCACGGGGCATGGCATCAACATAGTACGGTCGGCACCGCCTCTCAGCGGCGGCGTCGTCATCCCGTCGTTACCGGTCGAGTGGTGGCGTTCGGACCTTGGGATCACGTTGAACGGTGCCAACGTGTCAAGTTGGCTCGGCCAAAAGGTCGGGTACGACCTCGCTCAGGGGACTGCGGCGGATCAGCCCGCATACGCTGCGACCGATGCGGCCTACAGCAACAAGCCGTCAATCACCGGCGACGGGTCAAGCGATTGGCTCACAGAAGCCGCGGGTGCGGGTACTCTCGGCGCTCTGCTCGGGCGCGGGGACGATACTCCGTTCACGTTGATCGCGACGCTGAAACGTCTTAGCACTGGCAGCGTTTCAAACGCGCTCGGGTTCGCTACGAGTACCGAAGCGGCCAACTACAAGATGCGCGTCGCGACTCCGACCGGCGCCGGGTTCAACGTGTTCCGCAGAACTACCGGAGCTGTTGTGACGACGGACGCGGGGACGCTGACGGCAGCATGTGTGCTCTCTGTTGTGTTCAGCGGCACGACGGTATCGACGTGGGTCAACAACACACTGGTTCACAACGAGGAGGCGCTGGACACGGCTACCATGGGAACCAACCCGGACCGGTTCGCGCTGTTT